GCAAGAGTATCCAGATACTTATGAAATTGGTAACGAAGGATGGCCTGTCGCCTCTTGGGCGTACATACCAAACCCTCGCATCAATTCCATTCGTAAATGTACATACTCTCCGACTGTATTTCATGCTCAAATTCAGTATAATTACAATTATACCGAATACCAGCTTGCGCATGCGCAAGTGTTAGCTCATCTAGATGCTCTAGGGGTTAATTTTAACCCTGCGATCATCTGGAACGCTATTCCCTGGTCCTTTGTAGTTGACTGGGTCATCGGCGTAAGCCGGTGGCTCGACAGCTTCAAAGTGGAGAACATGAAACCGAAGATAAACATATGCAACTTCTGCTGGAGTATCAAGCGCGAGAGGGTTATACAGATAGAGAAAGGAATCTCTTCTGACCCCATCGCAGGATACAAGAGCAGGAGTACACTGCCGTTAACCTATCAAACAGCTTATCGCCGTTCGGTAGGAATACCGTCAGTGAGCTCGTTAACGACGAGCGGCGTGAGCTCGGATGAGTTCACGTTAGGCGCAGCGCTTGTGATAGCACAACGCCGGCGTCGTACCAGGAGATAGGTATAGACCTATCAATGCAGATGGATAGTAAAGCATGCTAAGTAATACACTTAACACCAACGAGATCAAGAACTCTGCTGGAACTGAGGTTGAATTTCAACGCATTTCCAGCGGCGACCGCCAAACCGAGTTTGCTCAGATAACTGAAGCTCCCTCGGCCCCTCACCGACTCCATGTAAAACACTTGGAATCGGGGAAGGGTGTCAACCTTCGGCGTCGGTCTGTAGTGCGTTTTGACAAAACTGTCATGAGCACTGTGGACACTACGCTTCCGGTTGTCATTTCGGCATATGCCGTGTTGGACTCCCCTGTGGGAGCCCTTCTGGCAAATACCGAACCTGCCAATGTCGTCGCAGAGCTTATGTCGTTTTTGGCCTCTTTAGGGGCCACCACGACAATTCTCTACGATGGCACGGGCAATGGCGCCGCGACGTTGCTCTCTGGCGGGCTGTAAAGCCTAATCCAGAAAAGCGAAGTATGTTTTCCTATACCGTTCGACCTGGCCTTGGTGCTTTTTATGCACTTGGGCTCGGTTGGCGTTGCAGGAGAATGCGGCCTGAGCCACTCGAAAGAGTGGATCGTGCCGTAGACAAGCTTCTTCACGAACCTCCGCAAGGAGGTAAGTGAATTCGGCTTGTACGTACTGACGTCGAGTCACCAAGGTTGGTGGTACACATGATGTGTGCCACCTTCCTATGGTCTTGATAACATTGCTTGGGCTTGTCATATACTAGTCTGGTAAGAGATAGACACTTGATTCACTACCGCTGTAATGAGCCACAATTCTGCCGTTTTTAACGGTAAGGATTGTGTTCATGAAAGCCTGTGAATCGGCTGTTTGTTCTCTTGCCAGATCAGGTACGGCATATCCATCCTCGTATCTTGGCGATGTCGTAGCATAACACCGGGGCGAGTGCCTCGGCTGTGCTTTCGGCGACGCTAAGAACGACTGGTTGATGAACGTATTCATATGTTTATTGATCAGGATGTTATTCAGTTCGTTGTACGCGATGGATCGCAGAGTGTATGCATGCTCTAGGAGGTAATTCATTATGAATACCAACAAGAGCCTAGAAGTAGTTAAAACTATCTTCGCTGCATTACTCTGTGACGTCAAAGACGCACACGGAGTAGTGTTCGACACACGCAGCTTCAACTTAACCTTGAAAAAGGTCGAGTCTCGGCTGTCTGCTGAAGGTATAGGTTTTCTCACGAAAACCTTGCCACGTCTGGGTAAGGCCCTTGACAGGGCCCTCGTTGAAGGACGTATGACTCGTACTTTGTTTAATGGTACTTTGGGCAAGCCGGAAGGCTGTGCACAATTTGCCGTCAAACGAGGTACTGAGCTTCCGATGTTATTCGGAGAGCTCTTCATACGTATATTCAAACCAGACGGAAGCATCCTTCCGCAGCCATGTGTAACTAGCGTTAAGGTGTTACGGCAACTATTATTTGCATTTTACAAATATAAGTTGCCCTACACAGATGCTCAAGAACAACACGTCCTCTCTAAGTTCGAAAGAACCGAAAAAGAAGACTTATCAACGCTCGGGATTCGCTTGCACGAAATGCAAGCAAGTCTTGAGTCTACTACGCGTATTAGGACTTCTAGCTCTAAAGCTAGTGACCCGATACAAGTAGTACACGCAGCAAAAGGGCTCCTCGCGGAGCTTTTTGCTATGTTCGATCCGCTTAACATTCATCCTCGACACGGACCTGGGGTTGTTGCTACCAAGCAACTTCCCTGGGATAAGTACCGTTGGACAAATGTTTCGGAGAAAATCACAGTTAAGTATCCATTCGATGCATATTTTTGTGCATCTAACGGACACGTCTGTGATTCCTTCGACACTTTTCGAAGTGTCGGGGGCAAGGATCTTCCGGCGCGAGTTTTACTCGTACCGAAGGATTCTCGTGGGCCACGTCTGATATCTTGCGAACCTGTTGATAAACAATGGGTTCAGCAAGGCCTTGGACGTGCGATTGTTGAGTTAGTGGAGTCTCATTACCTTACAAAAGGTATTGTCAACTTCACCGAGCAGGAGCACAACCGTACAGTGGCGCTTTTGGCGTCACGGGACGGAAAATACTCTACTATTGACCTTAATGAGGCCAGTGATAGAGTACATCTTGCTCTAGTTCGCCTACTGTTTCCCGAGCACGTATATACGTATCTGGAGGCATGTAGGTCGGCATCTACCGAGCTACCTGACGGATCAGTATTAGAACTCAATAAGTATGCACCGATGGGGTCAGCTTTATGCTTTCCCGTATTGGCACTTACTGTTTGGGCCCTATTGACCGCGGCAGCTCCTAACGCGCATGTGCGAGAGCACATGTTAGTATACGGTGATGATGTCATCGTCCAAACGGCCTTCGCCGTCGACGCGATGAATATACTCGAAGAGTTTGGGTTGAAAATCAACCGCTCTAAGAGTTGTACCAGTGGACTCTTTAGAGAGTCTTGTGGCATGGACGCCTTCAGAGGCGTCGAAGTCACCCCGGTGCGTTTTCGCACCTGCTGGTCTGACTCACCAAACCCCGAAGTCTATGAAAGTTGGTTAGCTTATGCTAATTCTTTCTTTGATAGACGTTACTACCGTACCTACAATTTAATTGTAGGTTATCTTCTTGCTGTTTATGGCAAGATGATTCCGAGCGAGGATATGCATTTGAGCATTCCAAGCTTACGGCAGTTACCTGAAGCAGACAAACCACGACGTCAACGTACGAACAAACGCTTGCAAAAGCGCGAGTGGTACGTATTAGACTTAGTGGCCAAACCAGTTAATAAATGCATAGAAGGATGGTCGATGTTACTGCGGTATTTTGCCGAAGCAACAGTTGATTGCCCTTTAGATGCAGCTGGATCGTCTGACTACGGTTACGCACCCTCTTATGAGGGCGTGCAACCGCTATCGGTTCGGTCGTATACGAAACGTGGTACTAGCATGCTAGTATCATGTTGGCGAGG